CCTCGTACTCCTCGGCGTACGCCTGCGAGGCTCGCGCAGCCTCAATGAGCGCTATCTCACCGCACGCGGCGTAGGCTGCGCGCATGAACTGGCGAGGCGTCCCGTGTGTCTCGCGCATAATCGCAGCCGAGGAGCAAGGCGGCACGCGCGTGCAGTACGAGGCGTGCCGCTGCACGGCGAGCATGTGACCACGCAAGAGCCGCTGCGCATAGGGCGTCACGTCGGGGAGGTCGTCGATGCCGCTCACAGACTAATCCAACCATTCGCGTGCGCCTTGCAGAATCCTTTGAAACTCCACCACCCCGCGAACTGCCCCCGCTCACGATAGCGCGCTTGCAGCACGCGGAGGTACTGCCGCCGGTAACGGCGCCCCGCCAGAAACTTACGGCGTATCCAGGCGAATCGCCGCGCCTCACACAAACGAGCTAACTCAGCGTCGGTCAGATTCATAGCATGCGACTCCTAGCCGAGCGGAAAATATTGACCTAATGGTTTGATGCTCGCGCAGGCGGCTCAACGGGACATAGCGCCCGAGGCGGTACAGGCACCGTAGGCACGTGACATCATCCTCGGTCGGGCTCGCCGCGAGCTTTCCCCAGACATCACCACTGCAGAGCGCGAACAGCTTATCGCCGCGAAATCCGCGTGCGTGAATTTTAAGAGGCGGTCGAGCCATGTCTTGAGTGTAGGCATGCTCTGACAGAACCGTCAATGTTGGTCTGACATATCGGCGCGATTTATCGGCGCGATTTATCGGCGCGATTTCAATATCCCGATTCAATAATCGTCGCCGTCGCCCGAACCCTCGCGCGATAATTCATCGTCGCACGCGGTCTCGTACTCGTGATGGTCGCAGTCAGGGGCGCAAGTTGTGGGTCGCATGGCGGGCTCGCTCCGTGGGGTTCGGAGCCATTATCCCGCATGCTGCGGCGCAATAGTCTAGCCAGCTTGCAATTTTGCGTGCCGTGCCGCGCGCGCCGTATCAGCACTACGCAGCCCCGCCCGTTGCGTTGCAGTCAAATGCGCCGAGTAGTGCGCCAGCAGCGCGGGATCGGCGCGCAGCGCTTTTACGGCAGCCTCGTACCAACCAGCGGATTCCATGAGACGAAACGCAGCTTGCGCCTCGAGTCCGCTCGCATCCTTGAAACATGGCGCCCGCAACGGCGCGTGAAATGGGTAAGCGCTTCCCGCCGTAGGGTCCGCCGCCCGATGCAAGCAATCTTTGCACGCGCCTGTAGAGACGTACCGCTCGACTACGTGCCCTCTTTTGCACGGCACGCCCGTGAAATACCGCTTTAAACCGCTCGCATGCGCGACATCGCGATTAATGATATCCATCGTATTGACTCCTTTGGGTTGTGTACAGATGCACTGGTGCACCGTTTTCAACTCGCAGCCTATATTTTACTATGTAACTTACTTACACTCAGTAACTTTTATAACATAATAATATAAATAAATATTACGCGATGATATAATTATGTAAGTTACACAGTCAAATATAGGCTACCGTTTAAAACGTGTGCAAATGTGCATTGGTACACTGATCGCTGCGAACCGGGGCGTGCGGCTCGACATCTCGTGTGGACGTGTGGCTTGCGTGGACGGCTTGCAAACCGTTAGCCTTGACGTATGAGCAGTACGCCTAACACCACGGCCGTAGCGCTGCCCTCCGCAGCCCCCCATACCCGCCCCCTGACCGGGCGGCAGGAGCGGTACGCCCGCTGCGTGGCGGCCGGCATGTCCTACGCCGAGGCGTTCCGACAGGGTGGGCTCGTGGCTTCGACGGTCGGCTCGCAGTCGCAACAGATAAGCGACCTGAACCGCAATCCGGGCGTGCGCGCTCGAGTGCGCGAGTTGCGAGCCGCGGTTGACGCCGAGATCGTGTCGACGCTCACAGAGCGCATGGCGTGGTTGCGGCTCATCATTAACGCGGACCCCGAGGAGCTCTCGCGCGTCGTGGTCGACCCGTGTGACCATTGCTGGTCAACTGCCCTGGTCGCCGAGGCGTGGGCGGCTCACTTCGACCCGAGCCCGTTCGCCGAGGAGCGCCCGCCGCAGCCGAACACTACGAAGCCTCGAGCCGGCTGCACGCACTGCAAGGGTCGCGGGTATCAGCGGGTCGAGCTCACGCCGACCAACGAGTTGAGTCCGGAGGGGCGCGCGCTGTTCAAGGGCGCGAGCCAGGACAAGGACGGCGTGATAACGATCAGCACGCAGAGCAAGTCGGAGGCGGCTGAGATGTTGAACAAGCTGCAGGGCGCCTATGTGTCGCGGTCGATGAATTTCAATGCAACCGTGAATATGTCAACGGCGCGCGAGATGAACCCTGCCGATCTTGCAAGCCTAATCGCTTCGTTTGATACTTGATGGCTATGGCGACAGAAGCACAGCGGCGGTCGAACCGCGCCTACAAGGCTAGAAATAAAGAAAAGGTCAAAGCGGCTAAACGTACATGGTTTCATCGTTACGGCGACCGATGCCGCGCGACGCACCGTAAACATATGGGTCTGCCTGACCCCACGCGTCCCACCCCTGCCGCCTGCGAGTGTTGCGGCAAGCCTTGCAGATTCGGCGCGCTATGTCTCGACCACGACCATAGGACAGGCGAATTTCGCGGCTGGCTATGTCGCACATGCAATAGTGGGCTCGGGCTGCTTGGCGATAGTCTACCGTCGGTGCTGTGTGCTGTTGATTACTTAATGCGAGCCGTGAAATGACCCCGGCTGAGGCTGCCGACGCCGCGAGCGAAGCCGCATTCGCCGCGATGATGAAGCCCTCGCCCGTCGCGCTGCATTTCGAGATGGTGCGCAAGGTCGGTCCATCGTTCATAGCTTCGCTCACCGACGACGAACGGCTCGCGCTAGCAGCCTACGCTTTACGGCGCCGAGAACTTGTAGAAGTGTACGGCGCAGCGGCGGCCGATATGCAGGCGCGAGAGGATCGGCTCATGTGGTTGCGCAAAGTGCCTGAAAAGCGTGTGCCGTGCCTGCGCCATTATTACGGGCGGACCGCCGACGGGATGGCAACGTTCATTGACCAATGGGGCTACACGAACGACCCGCGGCTAATCGCCGACGGCGTGAACCCGGTCATTGCGTTTCACCTGTTCCCACGCCAACGCGAGATGGTACGGTGGATGCTTGGCTGTTGGCTCGACTCAAAGCCGGGCGTTGTCGTCAAGTCGCGCGACGTCGGCGCGTCATGGGTCGCTATGGCGATACTCTGCACGCTGTGCATCTTCCGCACGGGGTTCGCCGCGGGCATCGGTAGCGCGCTCGAAATCAAGCTCGACCGCTCGGGCGACCCGGACACGCTGTTCTACAAGGTCCGCTCGTTCCTCGAGTACCTGCCACCCGAGTTCAACGGCGGGTTTGATATGACAAAATGCAGCGCTGACAAGCGCGTATCGTTCCCGCTTACGGGGTCGAGCATCACGGGCGAGGCGGGCGACATGGCGGGTCGCGGCGGTCGTAAGGCGATATTCATCGTCGATGAGTCGGCGCACTTCGAACATCCCAAGATTATCGACAAGAATCTTTCTGCCAATACCCGTTGTCGTATCGACATGTCGAGCGTGAACGGCATGGCGAACAGCTTCTACACGCGCGCCCACAATCCAGCGATACGGCGCTTCGACTTCACCTGGCGCGACGACCCGCGCAAGTCGCAAGCCTGGTACGAGCAGCAATGCGCCGAGCTCGACGAGGTTGTCATCAAGCAGGAAATTGATTGCGACTTCGCCGCCTCGCTCGAGGGTGTGTGCATCCCGTCCGCGTGGGCGCAAGCCGCGGTCGATATCGACAAATTCCTAGGCATCGACCTCGAGACTGGCGCGCTGCGGGCCGCGATGGACATTGCCGACCAGGGCAAGGACAAAAACGCGCTCGCCATCGGCAAGGGTCGCAAGGTCAAGCACGTCGAGCAGTGGTCGGGCAAGGGCTCGGATACGGGCTACAGCGTGCAGCGTGCGTTCAACGTTTGCGAGGAATGGGGCTTGACGGCGATGGACTACGACGCGGACGGCATGGGCGGCGCGGCTGTTCACTCCGATGCGCGGCTCATTAACGAGGCGCGAACCGAGGCGCAGTCCACGATGAAGGACGCCGAGGCGTATTTCAAGCACGGCACGATTGCGACCCACCCGTACCGCGGGAGCGAAGCCGTTGTCCGCCCCGAGCAGATAGTGCCGGGTACGAAGCGCAAGGCGAAAGACCTATTCTTGAACCGCAAGGCGCAGACGTGGTACGCGGGGCGGCTCGGCTGTTATCACGCCTGGCGAGCTCGCAAGGGCATGACGTACGACTCGCAATTGATTATCTGCATCGACGGCGCCTTGCCGTTGCGCGATTTGCTGCTCTCGCAGTTGTCGCAAGCCACGGTCAAAGAGACGCTCACGGGCAAGATTCAAATCGAGAAGGCGCCCGACGACGTGGCTAGCCCCGACCTTGCAGATGCAGTGCTGATGATGCTCGCCCCGCGCAAGCAGAGCATGACGAACATGGGCGCCATTCTCGCGACCGTGCAAGGTCAGGTAATGCCTACGGCGCGTCGAGGTTGACGGCGCGGCGCGGCGTGGCCCACACTGCCGGTATGAAATATCAGGCGACGTACTTGCAGGAAGTCGTGCAGCCGATCACTGCCACGAGTCGCGAGTACGCCGAGGCGTATGCCAAGAATTACGCGCGGAACAACGGCGTGCTGCTATCGAAGCTCGAGCCCGTGGGCGAGGACGACCCGGCATTGACTGAACAGACCTACCCG